AGCTAGCATAAGGAGATTAGTACAATGGCAAGTCAATCATTTTTCGATGTAGAGCACGCTAACCGTGACGTAAAAATTGTATCAGGCCGTATTGATGTTGGCGCGACAGGGGCTCCGACTATTAAATTTGGACTGGGATTCTCGATTGCTAGAGTTTCAGCGGCTTTGTACGAGTTGACCTTGGACAAGTCTTACACGGGTCTCGTTGACGTGTCTGCTATGCACTTCAATCTGACCGGTGGTAGTGATGAGTATCGTTTTGTTGTGACCGCTGAGGATGTTTCGACAGCGACTCCTAATATTCGACTCAATGCGATCACCACAGCAGGCGGTGCCGCCACAGACATTCCTGATGGGGATGACTTCAGCTTCACACTTGTCCTCCTGGATGGCGAAGTAAGCTAAGGAGGTAAGTTATGGCTAACAGAACTTTTTTTGGCGTACAGGCAGTCAACCGCGAGTTGAAGATTCTGTCTTATGCAGCAAAGGTAACCGGTACCGGAAGCACTGATGCTGCTACATCTTTGTACCAGGGGAATTCGGATCAACCGCTTTCTATTGGTGCAACTGCCGTAACAGATGCAGATGGTGCTGGTACCGACCACACCATTACTTTGTCAGATAATTATGAGGCACTTTTGGGTGTTTTCTACACTGCTAAGAATGCGGCTGCTCCGACACATGTCACGGCTGTAACCGATGCAGTGGCGTCTGGAACTGTGACGCTTACTCTTAATGCTGCACCTGCTCAGAATGACGAGTTCTATGTAACTCTACTTCTGAAGAACACCAGCGTGGCACGCTGATGAAGGGCAAGGGCAAAGGTCTTGCGGTCATGATTCTGGAGAAAGCCAAAGGCAAAGATGCTGAAGGCTCTTCAGATGATGATTATAGCAAGGCAAAAGAAGATGCGGGAAGACGTATGGCTATGGCTATCAAGGAAGAAGACGGCAATGCGTTCGTCGATGCTCTTGATGACTACCTAGACATGCGTGCGTAAGGGGGGCTGTCAGCATGGCGGATATTCGGTTCGATACATTAAGTACGAGAGCTAAACGCCGTGCTGATATGGTCAACAGTTCGTTTGTAAGCGAAGACGAGATTAAGGATTACTTAAACTCTAGCATCGCTGAGCTGTATGACTTTCTGGTGAAAAGCTACGAGGATTACTTCGTAGTGACTCACCAGTACAATGTCCCTATCGCCTCAACAGGAGCAGATTTACCCACGGATGACGCAGTAACGTATCCGGGTGGCGAATTCTACAAGGCTCTGGGTGTTGATTATAATTCCGGTGGGATTACTTCGACACTCAGGGCTTACTCCTTTTCTGAGCGAAACATCTACAATACGCCCTATGCAGTTATCGATCGATTGGCTGAGCCAATGTATAAGGTCGAGGGGACTAAGATTAAGCTAATCCCCAACAACTCTCAGTCAGGAACCATCACGCTTTATTATGTCCCAGTGGCACCTGCGTTTGCAGATACTACGGCCAGTGCGACTATTAACTTTGTGATTCCGGGCTTTGTTGAGTACGTGGTTGTAGCGACTGCAATCCGTATGCTGATGAAAGAGGAGTCTGACGTTTCTGCCCTGGAGCGTGAACGTCAGCAACTCGCTAGTCGTATTATTCGAGCCATTAGCCCACGGGATGCCAGTGGTTCGTTTGCTATTCGCGATGTTCGCAAGGGTCGATTCAGAGACGACTTTATTCTTCGCTACTAGGGGGTGATACATGGCGCGGTTTAACAGCCAAGTTCAACTCAGTGAAGACAGTGATTCGCTACAAAGAGAAGTCCAAAGATTAAGTGATTTTCTTGACAAGTGTCCGTTGCTGGATGGTGAACTAATTGAGGATGTTTCTATCCGGGCTAGGTCCGGTGGTATTCAGCAAGATACTATTGTAAGTCATAACTTAGGGAGAGAATACAAAGGTTTTATCTTTGTAAACTCAAACAACTCTTATCCCTTTGAGTCATCGACATTGAATAATCAGAAATCAAAAAGACTCATATTAACGACTCTAAATAGCGGCGCAACCACTGTTTCGATTTGGATTTTTTGATGGCACTTAAGAAGAATACAGTATCGCTTCCCTTTGCGCTTGGGCTTGATGAGAAGTCTTCCGAAGATACGGCAGAACCAGGAAGTCTTGAATCTTGCAGCAATGCAAAATTTAATAAAGGCGGTCAAATTGAGAAGCGATCTGGCTATGTTTCAAAAACACCTTCATCATTAACGCCAAATCATACCTTTGATAGAGGGCTTAGGATTGATCAATTTGATAATCAAACCTTGGTTGCCACGGGGTCTAACCTATATTCAATTACTGAAAATGAAATAGGTGGCACGTATGCCTCTAGGCAAGGTGTTTTGGGTACTAAATTAGATAATATAACTTTTTTAAAGTCTGATGAAGTTGCTGATCAACAACCTTTTTTTGATATTTCAAATGTTAAACATATTTCTCATCAGATAGGCACAGGTAAATATGTAGATGTTTACGTTTATCTTGAAAGCAGCTTAACAAATAGTTCTGCGGTTCTTAAAGTTAAAGATAGAGACACAGGAAGTTTGCTTCAGACGGGATACCTTGGTGGGGGCGTAATGTTCCTCCATAGCACAGGAGATCATAACAACGGCACTCCTAGCATTCATCTAGTTAAGATAAGTTCATCGTCTTCTTTATTCTTCGTGTACAACCAGCCTGGGCCGTTTTCATCTAGCTTGTACTATCAGAAGCTAACTTACTCATCGACAAGCAATGCTTTCACTATCACAAGCCCTCAAAGTTTGCTTTCTACGACTTCTGCTCAGTTGGAATCCGATTTAGATTTTAGTGCTCTTGGTGTTACGGCAAGTAATAGTCAGCTTTATGTTGCGCTGTATCAACCCAATTATGGCTCAGGTGTATTCAATCCAACAATAGATAACGCTAGGCTGCATAGGTTTTCTCTTGCTAGTCTTACCGGAACAGGCCCCGCAACTGCTTTAAGTGACTTTACTCTATTCTCCACAACAGCAGGCGCTGGCCTCCCTCGGGCAATAGCAAACAACACCTTGAGAGTGTCCCCAGGTTTTGTATGCAAATATTATCCAGACGACCCTAGCGATGAGCCTTTGGTTGTAGGCTTAACAACTCCTCCTGGTGGCGGGAAATCTGTAAATTGCACAATCTTTACGCTTGATTCTGACTTTTCAAATTTCTCTACAGCTAATTATGTTGGCTCATCTCCAGGCTTAAACACAGAACGTGTAATAATAAATGGAACCCAAGCTCCCTACACAACAACGTCAGGGGCACAAAACGACAAAAGAAAACTCATAATGACTGTGGCGCGACCCTCCCCAGGCATTACAAGAGGTTTTCCTTATGCTCGGCAAGATCTTCCATCCGCAGCAACTAAATATTCACCGCTGCTTTCAGTTACCGCAACACACTCAAGCGGGACGGGGCCAGGCAGTGATAAAGAAGGTTTTCTATCAATTGACCCCGTTGATAACTCAACCTTTTTTAAATCAAGTGCCAAAGTCTACTACAAATACACTAACAGTGGGCACACTTTAGAAGTGCAGGTTTTAGAAGGCGGCACTATGTTTGGTGGCAGTGGAGAAGCCGCAAACATAGAGGCTCAATTAGTCGCGGCGATAACGGGCACTATATCATTTACAATAACGTTTACGGTCGCAGATGATTTACAGCCAGGGTTTTCAGATCCAGAGTTTGTTAATGCTGCTTATGATCATGCGGTTGAAACTGCTGACTTGATCCTGACAGGCAGCCATGGTGGTGCCCTCACGGCAACCCAAACTCAGTATATGCAAAATGCTACAGTTATTACTGATGCTATATTGGCAAACACAGAGGGTACATATTCGGATACCTATAACTACAACGGCGCAATGCCAAAATCCATGTTTTACGCAATCTCTGTTCAAAATGGGACAGGTAAATCTGATAACTCTTATGACTGCTTAATGTCTTGGTCTCCTGATACTGCATACAGCGGCAATACAAGATTTGAGCCGTCTGGCTATCTTCCGACAGGAAATCAGAGCGTAAACGTAGCGTTAGATTTTAACAACAAAAACGGATCTGGCGGCGGAAGATTGCTGACAGGTGTAACTGAGTTAAATTTTGTCTCTATAACAACCGCCAAAGTAGGTGGTGAGTTAAGGGCACAATTTCAAAATCTTGAATATGCAACTGCGTCTGTATTTGGTGATACGTATAATGTTGCGAAGTCAGTGGTTGAATTGAAACCCAGAAGAGAGCTGCCTGCTAAGGATATAGGCACTCAAATGCTTTATGGCGGCGGCGCTTTGTTCTCATACGATGGTGAAGAAATCTTTGAGAATGGGTTTTACAATTACCCGGCAGTACGCAACGCTGTAGTAAGAACTTTGGGGGTAGCCGGAAATAACTTCCCAAGCGGATACAACGGAGAGACTTCGTATGTTTTTGTATATGAATACGAAGACGCAAAAGGGAATATACATCGATCGCCTACATCTCCGGCAATCACAGTGAATGTAACAGTAGGCTCAACAGTTGAGTTTTTAATATATAACGATCAAGTTAATCGTAAGTTTACTAAGTATAACCTGTGTATGTATCGAGCAAACACAGGCGGCACGATATTCAAAAAGGTTCAGACTTTAGCGACAACCTCGTTTAGTTATTATATAGTGACAGACTCCGGAGAGGCACAAGCCGCTTATGACAGTCTTCCGGCGCTTTACACAACAGGTGGAGTGCTAGAGAATCAGCAACCGGGGTCAGTGACGGATATTGTCGTTCATAAGGGCAGAGTAATTGTTGCCGCTGCTTCGGAATATGTTCGATACTCAAAACCTCTGTCTCCTTTTGAGGCGCCTGGATTTCCTGCTCCTCACTTTGTCCTAGATATACCAGGTGATAAAAGAGATATTTCAGGTATAGAAACTAACGCTAATTTCCTGGCAGTGTTCACAACCAAAAGTGTCTACGCTATTTACGGCGATGGACCTAACGCTATTGGCGCAGGTGGCTTCGCCCTTCCTTTGTTGATCGGAGATGGCCAAGGGCTCCCTGCTGGCTCACGGCATCTGACGCATACTTTCGGCATTTTCTACATGGCTGAAAGAGGATTGTATGTGTTAACGCCTCAAGCTCAGATTCAATACGTAGGAGCGCCTGCCGAGGATTTGCTTTCACGGTCATACAGTGAGGCTGTTCTTAATATGAGTCTTTGTGATTATCAAAATGAGATCAGGATTCTTTTGGTCTCTGATGATAAAACTCGTCCATCGGGGCAAATGGCGGTATACAACACTTTTTTTAGGCAATGGTCTCACTGGGAAGTAAGATTGGATAACTTGCCAGCGCATCAAGCATTGTTCAATGGCAAGTATTTGCTTCCTGAAGATTCGCATCACTTGTTAACAATTGGCGGGACAATCGCAATACAAGATGCCAGCCGTTCAACTGATTTATCTGGTGGCGCTATTTACGATATTGATTTGTCAGTGGTGTTGAATAAGATTTATGCAGCGGGTCTGCAACAGGCACAGCGGGTGTATCGAGCAATGCTTTTGTATGAGCTAGTTGGCTCCCCAACTGTATCGCTTCAAATGAGCTTTGCCTTTGATAACGACAGTAGCTTTACAGAGTCTCATACGATTAACCCTTTGCCTTCCGACCCTGAGAGTGTGCGTGTTCATTTGACTCAGCAAAAATGCAAAGCTGTTAAGGTTAAGCTTTTATTGCAATCATCGACAACAGGCGCAAAACTTAACGGAATCGCTTTTGAAGTTGGTGCCCGTGCAGGAACCTTCAAACTGCCAGCGGCAAATACATTCTAGGAGCAGTCATGGAACCAGAAGCAAAGTTGATCGCAGCACAGGCTGCTGAAGAACTGGCAAGACAGCAGGCAACTGGCCAAGTAGACGAGATTCAGCGTGCTCGGTTAGCTCAGCAAATTCTTGGAGGAGCAGCGCAACAGGCTATGCAGCGTGAAGCGCGGCAGCAAGCGCAAGACTTTGAGCGCCTGGGTCGCCTTGGAGAAGTGGTGTCATCAGGCGAGCGAGAGGGCAGACTTAGAAACTTTGGGCGTAACACCGAGAAAATGTCGGGTGCATTGCAGGCCCTGGCTGGTGGATTGAGTGCAGGTGTAGGTGCTTATGCGGACTATCAAGCGCAACAAGAACTCTTGGCTAAAGGGCTGCAAGATGCCGAAGCAAAAGGCGGCATTGCGGGTGCCCTAAAGTTTCTTGAGCAGAACCCTGATTATGACCCTGGCGAAAAGACACTTCAAAGGTTGTATCAGCAATCTGAGATGGGGCAGCAGGATGCTGTAATTGACTCTACTGAAAGAGAACTTCTTCAGGAGCAAACTCTTGCAGATATAGAATCACGCAGGAGAAATGAGCGAGCAGTCGAAGCTCTAAATAGAAAGGCTGATGATTTTATCGCAACGCAGGCTCTTAAAAACTTAGAGCAAGATGTTGCTCGCGATATGGGCATGACAAATGAACAACTTCAGCAAAAAATCGCTGATGAAAGAACTATGGCTGCATTAAGACAAGCTGATCGAAGAGCATTTGTTCAGAGCCAAGCCAATCAATTACAACAAGAAGCCGATGATGCTAGAGCTATGGCTGCGTTAAGGAGACTTGACGAGGAGGCTTTCAACCTTAGCCAACTACAGGGTTTTGTTCCTTCAGACGTAAGGCGATACGACACGATGGAAGATCTTCTTTTGGGCCGGAAGCGATTAGAAGATGCTGCTGCTGCTGCTCGCGCAAGAGAGGCTATGGGTCAATCAGTTTCCGATAGCTTTCCTTTAAGAAGTCCCACACTGGAAGATCAACTAAGACTCTTACAAGCATTGGGGTTATAAGATGGCAAGACCAGGCGAAAAACAGTCCATGGAAGAGCGCCGAAAGAGCGTAGAAGAGGCGCGAGTACAAAGAGCGGAAGACAAGTTTCAGAAGCGATACGAAGGCTTCAGCGAAGGTGAGCTTGCTCAGGCTCGTAGCGCCGAAGAAATGGGTCTAGAAGGGCCGCAGGTCGGTCAGTATCTTTCTCTTGGTATGGAGGCAGATAGACTGCGCAGAGGCACTGGTGAGCGCAGCTTAGCCGCTGAAGATATCCTTCGACAGCAGCGCGAACTAGCTGCTGCTCAAACAGGC